TTCATTGATCTCAAGTTTACGTTCTGTAAGTGATTCTTTTTCTTCTACCTGATTAGCAAGTTTCTGATTTGCTTCACCTAAGTCGCCTTCGCGTGAGGAGAGTAATGTGATGTCGCTATCGAGAGATCGTATCTGTCCTTGGATCCGAGTAATTTCTCTATTGTTAGAAGTAATATCGTTGGTCCATGTTCGGATTTTTTCTGAAATCTCAGTGAGCTTTGTAATATTTGATTCCACAATAGACGACTGTTCAGACGCATTAAGTACCGCTTCGTTAAGCTCTTTTGCCTTTTCACGAGAGGCTGATAAGTGTTGCTGTCTGAGATCTTCACCAATATCTTGGGAACATGTTGGGCATGAGTCATTATCTTCATAGAACTTCGCATCCTTAACGACTGTCCTAATTTGCTGTTGGAACTGAGCCGTGTACTGGAGGAGCGCTTGTTTTTTGTCGTGGGACTGTTTAAGTGCTTCTTGCAGACCTTGACTACTTTTTTCGATCTCATCTGAAAAAGAGGCATTTTGCCCTTGAAGGTCTTCGATCGTAGAGTAGAACTCTGCGATTGCATTTTGCTTTTCTTTGATCTGCCCTGTATTGATTTCATTGATCTCACGAATATATTTCCTCTGTAAGTTAACCTTCTCATTTAGAAGATCAAGCTGGTAGGTCATATCCTTTAGGTTTTCTTTCAGACGCATGTTACGTTCTTTCAACAGAACATTCATCTTAGAGAATACACCGATATCAAGTAGATCTTCAATAACCTCACGACGATGACCAGCAGGTAGTTGCATAAACGGAATAAACGAAGATGAGCCAAGTACCACAATTTGGTGGAATGACTTATGGTTCAACTTAATAATATTCTGTTCAAGAAACTTTTGGTAATCACGAGCATTTGACTCTTGATTAACCATCTTACCGTTTTGATAGATCTCAAACTTACCAGGTTTGATTCCACGTACGATTTTAAACTTAGCACTGCCAATACTAAATTCAACTTCGACTAGACAATTCTTATTGTTAATCGTATTGATTAGCTGTGGTTTTTTAATATCACGGTGTGGTTTACCAAACAACGCAAATGACAGTGCATCAAGAAGAGTACTTTTACCTGCACCATTGTGACCCACGATAAGTGTCGACGGAGACCGATTAAGCTCGACCTCCGTTATTTTGTCACCGGTAGATAAGAAGTTCTTCCATCGAACCTTTTCAAATACAATCATGCTATTTCCATATTTTGAGCTTCCACGTAGAGACCACGCATCAAGCCTTTAATTTTATCTTTGTCAAGATCTGTTTCAACTGCATTCACATATGAGTCAAGGAGCTCAGTAGTATCTTCAACAGAGATACCTTCGTCTTCTACGTTAACGCCAACAAACTCATCAAACGTTTCTGCGATCTTAAGATCATGTACACCAAGCTGTTGGATTCGATCAATGTATCGGTCAAAGGAGAATGGATCTTCCTTCTTAATAACCACAACCTTGATAAACTTATCCTTTAGGTGCGAGATGTCAAGTGTATTATAATCTGTTTTTGAGTCATTGTACACAACTTTTTCAAACATAACGAGAGGATTACGGATAGGAGTTAGCTCGCGTGTTTCAGTATCAAAGATGTGGAAGTACTTTGGATCGTTAGCATCTGCCCAAGTAAACTCCATCTGAGAGCCTAAGTAGTGAATGTTTCCTTGATTTGACTTTGTATGGAAATGGCCAGACCAAACCTGATCAAACCGATCGAAGATAGATGCTTCCATACCGTGAGTATTTTTGACACCTTTCATCATATCGAATCCGACCAATTCAAGATGAGCACCCATGATAGTGGCTTTGCAGTTCTTGATAAAGTCGATTGACTTGTGGTAGTTCTCATTATTGATCCACGGTACAACTGCGATCTTGCACCCATCATAATCAAGAACAGTTGGATCCATAATGATATTGACTTCGTTCATATAGTGACCCATAAGCTCACGGAGAGAACAAAGATCGTTGGTATTCTTATAGTACACATCATGGTTACCTGGAATAATATCCATAGTAATACCATCACTACGAAGCCGGTCGAGGAATACCTCACGGTTATCGTTGAGTGCTTTAAAGTTTACAAACTTACGATGGTCATAGTAGTCACCTAGGTGCAAGATGTGTTTAATACCATTCTCGTTCATGTATGGAAAAAACACTTGCTCATAGAAGTCTCGCTGATACTTTACAAAAATATCAGACGAGTTACGGATGCCACAGTGTGTATCATTTAGAATCGCTATTTTCATTATTTAGTTTCTCAATTTCGTCTAGGACTTTTCTTTTTTGATTGTTTGCTTTATCATATGCCTTTCTAACAGCAGGATCAAAAGCAGGATTTTTACTGTTAGATCTTTCATCATTTGCTGCCCGTTGCATCTCAACGTATGACAAAAAGATTTCTTTTAATGGCATTCATCAGCCTCCCATGAATAACTCTAAACCATCCTTCTTTGCTTCTTTGATTTTTTGTTTTTCTTCTTTTGCAAAGTCTTTTACTTTTGTATCCACCGTACGGATCTTGTCAATACGGTCACGCAACTCGTCAACGAACATACGTTCTACTGAATGAGATGCACCTTGCATAGATGGATCATAGTGGATAAAGTCTTCTAATCCAGCAGTTTCAATATACTTGAATTTTACGTCCTGCTGCTTTTTCTCTTTTGCAATTCGACGCAAGAATGCATAGTAGCAAATCTGAGTAAAGTATGCAAAGGCATTAGGGTTACCAGTGCGTGTGGCCGCTTCGATATTATAGTTATGGATTGCTTTGAGACAGTTCTCAACGGCATCCATGACCATTTCTTCACGGTACGTATATCTGATAAAGTTTGATTTGTGGGAAAGACCTTCAGCAATCTTGAGGAAACAAGATGCGATATAGTTGGTCACTTTGGGAGGTTCACGTGCCTCGCTTTCAGCGAGCGTTACGCTCTTGACATAATCAACCACTGCATATGAAAACTCACGGTTGTTGACATAGTGTGGTTTGTCTTTTGGTTTGATTTTCGCCATCATATACTCCTAGCATATATTATTGGTTATATTATACACCAATTCTAAGGAAATGTACACAGTTAAATTAAATTAAATTAATTTCACTTTTTTGCGTTTTAGGGGTGTACAAAACCTAAAAACTGTGGTATAATTAAAGAGTCAAGCTGAGGGGAGGGAGTATACCATATAATCTTAGTGGTATGTTACCTTACCTGTTTTGACGTGTTCTACAGCATCCATCAATTCATCAAATGGGTCATGGTCATGATCGTCTTTATCACTGGCCCCAGTACAGTATTTGACATACTCTTGTTTAACAGAATCGTGAACGTCGCTTTGAGCGATAATATTGTGCGTGCCAAACGCAACAATATTATTCAGTGAGGTAGGCATATAATCATTCATCATATAGTTGTTGCCTATCATATCAAGAAGAACAGGATATTCAATGTGTAATATGCCATTCTTAGTATCTATACCTGCAACAAGACCAAGGATTTCATCACCTGAGGTTAGCTTGAAATGTTTTACTTTCAAATCACTGTAAACAGCTTCCATATTAAATATCAATCTCATAAATCTTGTATTTGAACTTCTCTTTAGTATATATCTTTATTCTCTCGGCCGCGTGGGTAAGAGTGTAATTCTTACGTGATTTCCAGTGTAAGTCATCAGCAACATCGTAAAGCTTTGCAGCTCTACCATCTTCTGACTTACGAAGTCCACGGCCAATTGATTGGAGAATTTTAATTTGAGATTTACTTGGAGATGCAAATATAATATTGTGCAGGTTCTTAATGTTGATACCGGTTGAGAAGGTACCAAGAGATGCCACAATGATTGCGTTCTTCTGTGTCTCGGTGATACGTCGAATCTCTTCTCGCGTATCAACACCAGTCTCGCCACTCACATAAAAGATTTTACGACGTTTATGCGCTTTATCATTGATTGCGTGGTATAGTGGCTTACCATGCTTCTC